GGTGGAGGTGGAGCTGGAGGTGGAGCTGGAGGTGGAGGTGGAGCTGGAGGTGAGGATTCATACACCGCGTATCTCGTTCATATGGATAGAGGAAGGGGGAAATTTTTACAGTACCAAGTTCCGACATCAGACAATTTTGAAAACATTCGTTTAACTTTTGGAAAAGGAATTGAACCTTCATCATTAAGCGGAAAAAGAACAAGAAAAAGAATAACAAGACGATCCAATAATAATCGTAATGCAGTGAGAAATAATAGTTCAAACAACAACACAGGCACAAGTTTTGAACACTCCATAAAAAACGCGTCAAAAAGGATAAGGGAACAAATTTCTCATGGGAAAACTCGATTTAAAAACTTTAAAACCTCCACGGTAAGAAAATTAGGGAATAAATTAAATAGTGGGAAAACTCGATTTAAAAACTTTAAAACCTCCACGGTAAGAAAATTAGGGAATAAATTAAATAGAGCAAGTAATTCGTTAAAGAAGCGCTATAAAAATTTAAGAAACTCAGAAAACAACTCGGCGGGTGAGAATCCCATCCAAAACGCAAACCCAGAAGATGCGCCAAATAGCAACAGCGCAGACGCATCAATACAGTCACCATTTCATGGCACACATAATTCAAATCCAGAACCAGAAACAAGCGCAGTGACATCAGAAGCTCCACCACTGCTGGATCGAGGAGACGCGCAAAATAACAGCTCGACTATGAATCCCATTGTTACTATGAATCCCATTGTTACTACTCAGAGTAATAACCAATCTGGCTTTGTCTGATGCGAATAAGTAATAATCTAATCTACTCCTGTATATTGCGTGTTAATAATAAATATATATATCTGTATATCTATATATACTTATTGATATGACCACGGTTCAAACCGATGTAATAAACCTCATTTATGTAGATTTTACTTCTACTGAATATACATTTTTTACGGATGCTTCTTCCTTAAACGCATTTGATGGAATATTAAATCTAGATCAATTATATCGTTTTTACAGGATAAATCAATCGTCATCATTTCCATTTCATCTGGAGGACTCGAGTTTTATCAACATCACTGACTCGTCGGGCACTTATACAGATGGTATTTCTGGTGACGAATATTTCACGATTGAGTTCACCACAAATTCTGTGAGCGATATTAGTATCGTGAGCTACTACGACACTACCAATTCTTTTACTGGTACATTCACCACTGCATTCAGCAGTACCTCGATTGACGTGACCAGCTTACAGCAAGTCACCAATTACAACACTATGCTGCTACAAAGCGATTTGTGTAATAATATTTACTTCTTAGATACGGGCGACACTTCGGGTTATGTTTTTGAAATATCTTCATTTGATACATCCAATGGACTTGTGATTGTTGCACCCACATTTGATACCGCAATTCAACAAGATTTAGCTCTTGAAGATGTTTCCGCAATTGCAACTATTGATGTATCGTTGTCCGTATTTAATAATCTTTTTGCATTTCAGTCCGATTCCGACTCCATCAATGATTTGGATTCCGTCGACGTAACCTACGGAGTGAATATCACCAGTTCTGATCTGTCTTATGTATTTAAGGATGTGTCTTATTCTTTTGCCACGGTGGTTGAAAATCAAATCAACTCCTACTATTCTGATCAAGAAATATACAGCGATTACATTCGAAACCTTGCATTTCAAATTACCAGCGGATACAGCGGAGTGGATTTATTCACAAACGAAACCGCCCTCACACAAGGCGTGCAAGATATGGATTTAAGCTTTCAAGCTTCATTCCAGCTCATTCTGGATGATTTAATCGAAGATACATCCACCAATGGATTTAAGACGATTTCTGAGATCGCTCAATTGACGCAAAATGACGAGCTATACAAAGCGGCTAATGCTCTTTTTGTCATTAATGCAAACTCCGGAAGTTCTTCGCAAAGATTCCTGGATCTTTTGGATGACATCAGCGCTGCCTCCACGAGCGCGACCAATATCAGCGGGGGCGTTGGAACAATCACGGTCCCATTGCGATTTTCCAGTGGCGACAAAATTGCTCTTCGATTGTTGTACAAAACAGACATGACCAACTATACGATTGTTGACCGCTCCTACAAAGTGCTCCTGAATTTGATTTAAGTATGATATATAAAATATTGAATACTGTAAACAATGGCAGGTTTCGTAGATGGAAATTTAGCACAAAATAAAAACTTCCATGGAGAATCGCTCGTGTTAACCAGTTCCATTGATACAGATTTACTCAAAGACTATGCCCGAATGCAAATATTATACACGGAAATATTAGGGCAACTCAGACCGCCGATGTTGTTGTACTCTTCGGGCGATTTTGACACTTTTATCAACAATATTTCCGGGGAGATTTTACCCTATATGACCACATTGAATAGCGATGATACTTTTTATTATGGGTTAAATTCTTCTTACTTATTACGATCATATGATTACGATGAAGAACTGGTTCCGAATTTTCGCAATGTATCCAATACGCTGATAGACGTGCTACAAAAAGGAATTTCAGAGGTATATAAAGTCAAAAGCCTAGAAACGGAAAATGCAGAACTTCTGAGTTACAAAGAAATACTCCAAGACCGCAGTCAGCTACTTACATATATTAATGAAATACAAACCACTTCTTTCTTGTTTTCCGCGGAAGCAACCTATACCAATGATCTGGAAATCAAATTGTGGTATCAAGTCTATTTGGAACAGCATGGACCGCCAAGTGATGGGGTGTTTGAAAGTGAAAAATTAGCTACCATTATTGATGAATTGGTCGCATCCGGGCAAGTGAGCGAAGATGAATTGATATATTGAACCATATATTCTTTATTTTACACGGCAAGAGGTGTGTTACATAAAGGACACTTACTGAAATGAGAGACAAATTTCTCGAAGGTCGATAAATCAATGGCATGATGACATGGCAAAAACCACGACACGATCGTATTTTCTTCAAATGATGTTTGAAGAATAGGGCACATGTCATTCTTTATTTTATTTTTTTTGTTTCCGTATCGTACGGGAGTCGTGTTGGCGTATATTTTACTTTCTCGAATTATATTTTGTTCAATTTGATACATCATTTCCAGGACATCGATGTTTGATTCTTCCAAATCAAAAGTAAATATTGGATTATCAAAGTCAAAACTGGATATTGAAGATAATTGGGGAAATGTTGGGTCCGGCGGCGTAGATGGCGGCGTAGATGACGGCGAAGATGCGGGAAAAGACGATCCATGGGGCAGCACCATGCGCATTTGCGAAGGACCGCGATTGCGCATTACACTCGAAAGAAAAAATCGAGGCGTCACCATTGATGTATTTGGTCGTGGTCCTTGCGGTCTATTTTGATTACGATTACGAGTTGATCTTTGAAATGTATTCAAAAAATTATACATATAAACTACTTTCTTATAATGTTTTCATGGTTTTATTTGACATTTTATCCGATTCTTTAATGTTAAATTTTACTTTTTTTTGTGTCTTATTCTTATTCATCGGTGTAATGGGTTTTGTTTCATCACTTGAATTCTTGTTTCGCGAAAAAAAGAGCAAAAGTGCATTATTTTCATTAAATATTTCTATACAAGGGTGATACACGATGTCTTGGATGTTATGATACTGTGTAATGAATGAGAATTTTCCCGATTCTTTGCAAAAATCTTTTATTTTAGAACTTTCCAGATCTAATTCATACTTGTAGATTCCCGTTAAGTCAAATGTTTTATATTGCACCTTGTTGTGACGCAACACGAGAGCCAGCAACTCTTTTTTAGACACCTTGTTTTCGTGCACATCGATTTCATACTTCTTAAAATTAAGCATTTTTTTCCCATCATAATAAAAAATATAGCATTTCAACATTTCCATGTTTGCATTTGTTTGAAATACATTGCTATTCTCCAAAATATAATTCATGTTTTCTACGATGTCTTCGCCTTTGATGGGGATGACTTGATTGTCGATTGTAGTTGTCATTAAGTAAAATGATTATTATTATACTAACAATTGAACTAATTATCAGAATACATACTTCCATCTGAATCGTACTCCCAATCATAGTCTTCTTCACTGTATTCTCCGTATTCTTCTTCTTCCTGGAAGATGTCCTCAATATAATCGTCTATTTCTTCGTCCGTAAAATTTTCACATCTCATTTTCAGAATCGTATTCTGTATGAATCTTTCAATGTATTGCATGGCAATTTGATTTTTTCTTTTGCATTCTAGTTCGTGTTCAAACTCCTCGATTTCCTCCTTTGTGCGATTTTCATAATACTTGGTCGTTTTGTCGTGACGAGGTAAGTATATCCATCCTTTTGGAAGTTGCTTCAAAATACAAAAGGGGTCCGATGTGGACCTTTTCTTCTTCTTCTTCTGAAATAAGTTCTTTACAGCAGTCTTGTAATTCATGTTTGTGTTCATGTTTGTGTGTGTATTGTACGGCGATTCTTTTTTGAGAAAGTTTGTTTCAATTTTTTTTGTGGATGTTATTTCAATTTTTTTCATAAGGATTTTTGTTACTTTTTATGTTACTCTATGTTTTTTGTCTTTTCTATATATAGTATGTCCTTAGCAGTATTGAAAAAAAAAGCAGGTACAAAATATGGCAAGCTATCCTCAAATAGCAAAAATGGATTCTCTCTCAACAATCCTCGTCGCATTAGGTCTCACTCGAATCAAGTACAAACACAAACGCCAATGAAAGGAAATGTTCCAAGAGGACACGGGTCTTGTTGTGGTAAATATCCAATTCGCATCAACAAAAGTCAATATGTAAATTACGACTTTCATGAAAGACAATATAACGGAGACAAATCCAATCAAGGTATTTCCGTTAAAAATCATAACGGATCCATGGCTGTACGACATAAGTGGCTGAAACGCGGCTACCCCCACTATATTGTAAAGAACATGGAGCCCCTGGACTACGCCACCTACATTTCGAAATTAAATGCGCAAAGCTCCTCCCAAAATTATGCATCCAGCGATAAGGCACTTCTTCAAGATTCCTGCGAATCTTCTACTTTGTGCCGTAAAAAAGCATCTGTTATTGTAAAAGATGCCACGACAATGAGCCAAGGTGAATACTTACAAACTAAACTCTTACAAAAGAATTGCTTGCCTACTCCAAACAGTAAATTGCATTATCCCATTCCGCAAAGCGGGCAATGTTCCAGTTTGATTGACACTACTGGCACCGGCGCCAGTGCCACCGCTCCAGCCCAATCATTCGGAGTCATTTGTGAATAAAAAAGACAAAAGACAAAAGACAAAAAAAACGATAGTATCAAAATATAAGATATTTATTTGTTTGTTCGCTTCTCTCGCAAACACAATTCTCCAAATGTTTCGTGTGACGTCGTGTAGTTTTGGGGGTTACATTCATAATAATCATTGTCTAGATTAAACACTATCTTTCGAATATTATATTCTTTAATCATACGCAAACATTTTACACAAGGGGCTGAATTTGTACTCGCACCGCCATTCGAAAAACGACTTATATACAGTGTCGTTCGGCGCATGATGCGATTCTGCTTTCGACGCTTGCCCTTTTCGTAGGTTCGCCAATAAATCTTTCGCAACACATCCATCTCGGCGTGAAAACTACACTGGTTGTCGATAAAGTTGTCGTGCGACGAGTAATTCTTGTGCGTGTTGTAACCCGACGCAATCACATGACCGCCATATGTAGCCACACAACCATGCTTAAATAACATATTTGATTTTTTTGCCTCATCTAAAGACTGTGAAAATATCTTTTCCTGCTTTATCGTTAACATTCTTATTCAATTATATATTGCTCTTAAGCAATATATGATTCAATTTTTTATGTCTTTTCCATAATGATACTTTATGGAAAGCTCAATAAAACAAACACCAATCATCATTAATACCACTCCAAGTAAAAAATATGACCAAATTATTTCCGTTTTATAGACCAAAATGGACAATGCAGTACTTATTATAATACTTAAATTTAAAATTAAATGTATTACCGTAATGGGCAACGCTGAACTTGCCACAAAAGCAAAGTATCGCGAGGCGATAAATATTCCAAACGATGCAATCGCCAACACGTAGAACAAAAAGGTAGATACGCGTGTCACTCGCAAATATTTTATTGAAAATATATGAAAACCGACCAAGAACGCCGCAAATATAGACAACACATATGGGTTCATTATCATCAACCTATACAATACCACAAGATGATTTAATCACATTTGTTCCTTGTTTTCTTTACATATAGTAATGTTGAACTTATTTAATAATGTTGAACAACATTCCGATATTTCACATCAACACTTGATGGAGCAGAATATTAACGGGTTCTGGGAAGCCAATAGTGAATCTGAGTCTGAATCATCCCACGAAGATGAAGAGAAAAAAGACAAAATTACATTTAGGAAACTTAAAAGGAAAATTCATCGACAATATGATATGAACATTGTCCATAAGTACAGTACCGCTCTCGATGTGTTTGTTCGTTATATTCAATGTTATCATATTTTGTATTCCGAAGCGTCGTATCATTGTAATTACAAGTTAAACATGTTTATGCTGCCGTGCATGTTTTTGTCCACGTGCTGTAGCGTCATGACCAACTTTGAATTTACTACCGTCAAGACGACCGTCTTGTTGTCCGTTTTAAATGGTGTCATCACTTTTTTACTTGCGATCATCAACTACCTGAAACTCGACGCAAATGCCGAAGCTCACAAAATATCCGCATATCAATACTCCAAACTAAAGGCACAAATCGAGTTCAGTTCGGGGGATATTCTCCTTTTGGAAAATGATCCTTATTTAAGCAACGCATTTCATATTGCTGAAGAAATGAACACCTGGACAAAACACAACCATAATTTGTACGATGAGAATCCTTCTACTTTTGAAAAAGACAAAAAGACAAAATATGAAGAATGTATTGCCATTAAGAAGAAAAAAGAAAAGGCCTTTATTGAAAAAGTAGAAAGCATCATGATGGGCATCAAAGAATCATTGAAAAATATTGAGGATAATAATCATTTTGCACTACCACAGCGTATCATTAATAAATATTCCACCATTTACAATATGAACATCTTTTTGTACATCAAAAGCATTGATACATACAAAAATGTTCTCTTGAATGAACTGCGCAATATCAAAAATGAAATACGATTCTATGCAAAAGGTCATTCTTTGCCATCTAATGAAGTTCAGGAAAAATGCGTCATACTCTACCAGAAGAAAAACGATATTTTACGAGACTTTTTTGAACTCAACAAGGGATACACGCTCATTGATTCCATGTTACAACAAGAAATTATTAATATTAAACTTCGCTCCAAGTATTGGTTTATTTTTTACTTACAATCATTTTTTCATTGTTTGAAATCCTTATGTTGCCCTTTGCGCACCTCCATAAACATACTTCCACAGGGATATCGAAAATGTACTCACATTGGGTATGTGGATGATGATGGAGACTATTTGCTTGATAAAGTGCTACAGCAATAATTCAGTCAATTCTTAATTCTTGAATATATGACCAGTTTTGATTTCACTTCCATTGAAGAAGTAATTCAAGTCACGGTTGATATCTGCTTGATCTATATTTCTCATCAATGCTTCTTTGGAATGTATTCCGCTTGTTGCATTTGTTCGGTCATAAATACTGTTATAATCTATAGAATCGGAATAAATTGGAATCTCCTCAGGTTTTGCATTTCTGTTTTTTAATTGATTCATGTTTTCCGATGGAATTTTCAAACCTCTAAATTTCATGTTGTAAAGACGCAATATTACAATCCCTTGGTTTGCTGCGTCGCTGCCCACACCACCACCGTCTGCATTAGCTCCTTGACCAGCACCATGACCGCTCGATTTATCAAAATCTAGGCGATCACTTTTGTACGGGTACGGGCTATTTTTATTCTTTCTACCATTATGGGCGATAACACCAATCGTTGCGCGGTGTTTATATGCATGAG